GGAGTGGAATATCTCTGGTATTTTCCCAAAAACGGCTCTATCATCGAGATAGTTACTCATTCTCAGGAAACCAAGGTCATAGAAGGATGGACAGGCCATTGGGTATGGGCAGATGAGCCGTTTCCAAGAGATAAGTATGTGGCATTGAGAAGAGGGCTTGTCACCACAGGCGGAGTTTTTCTTATCACCATGACTGCTCTTGATGAACCGTGGATACTGGATGAGATAGTTTTATCCAACAGGCCTGAAATAGGATGTGTTACAGGAATTCCAATGTCAGCGAATAAAACCATAACCGAGCATGATATAGAGAGCTTCAAGCGGGATCTTACAGAGGATGAAATTAAGGTCAGAGTGGAGGGCGGCTGGCTTCAGCTTACTGGTCTTATCCTCAAGGAATTCGATCCTTCTGTCCACATCATAGAGCCCTTTGAAGTGCCTCCAGACTGGCCTGTTACTGCCATGATAGACTGTCACCTTGCCATAGAGCAGGCCATAGGCTTCTATGCGGTAGATCCAAACGGCATTCACTATGTGATAGATGAGATATGGGAGCATCTTTCGCCTAAGGAAATAGCAGATGCCATAATTAGAAAAAAAGCCGAGAACCATTGGAACTTAAGGGAGGCTTTCATAGATCCTCTTTCCAAGGGAGATACAGCGTATTTGAGAACCAAAATTGGCCTTGTAGAGGATACATTTACCCAGATTTCCAAGGCACTGAGGGAGTTCGGGATCAAGCTTGAAGTGGCCTCTAAAGACAAAGATTCTGGCATAAGAAACCTCAAAAGCTGGCTTAGAGGTCCCAACAAAATGCCCACTCTTTACTTTTTCCGAACATGTGAAAGGCACCTGTGGGAGATCAGGCGGTGGAAGTACGATAAGGATGGAAAGCCAATGAAGGAAAACGACCACTTCATGGAGAACCTTTACAGGTACACATTGACAGGAGTAAAATATAGAAAGCCCGTAAGGCTTTCCTACGAGCCTTCAGGCGGAGGAACAAGGGAAAGCATCTATCACAGAGGGTTCGGGAGTGACACAGGATGGATGGGCGTATAAATCTCAAGCCAGAGGAGATAATAGAGAGGGCAAGGAGAGATTTTGAAAAAGCCCTGGCAGCAGAGGCTGAAAACAGGGAGGAGGCTTTATCTGATATTCGATTTGTCAACAATGTTGATGAAGGGCAATGGCCTGCTGAAATAAGAGCCCAAAGAAGGGAAGAGAAAAGGCCATGCCTTACAATTAACAAACTCAGGAAATTTGTCAATCTGCTTGTGGGTGAGCAGAGGCAGATGAGGCCAGGAATAAAGGTAAGGCCCATAGGGAATGGAGCAAGTGTTGAAATAGCAGAAATCTACCAGGACATTATCAGGCACATTGAATACATTTCCAATGCAGAAGTAGCATATGACACAGCCTACAGTCATGCCCTTCAGGCAGGTTTTGGGTACTGGAGGATTTTGATAGACTACGCTGATGATGTTTCATTCCAGAAAGAGATAAAAATCAAAAGAATTCTCAATCCATTCAGCGTTTACTTTGATCAGTCAGCAGAGGAATTTGATTATTCTGATGCCAGATACGCCTTTATTGCAACTTTCATGCCCAAAGATGAATTCAAGGAGCTTTACCCTGAAGCATCAACACATTGGTTTGATCAGGGAGTGGGAGAATCATACGCAAACTGGTTTGAAAGCGATAAGGTGAGAGTGGCAGAATACTTTTTCAAGATTCCTGCAACCAAAGTGCTTGTTGAGCTTGATACAGGAGCGGTATATCTCTGGAGTCCAGAGGAATTTGAGGCCAAAAAAGCAGCAGATGTAGCGATAGCTCAATTCAGAGAGGTCAAGACTTATGACATAGTCTGGTGCAAGATAAACGGATTTGAAGTGCTTGAAGGGCCTGTAATATGGCCAGGAAGATACATTCCAATAGTGCCAGTACTTGGGGATGAGGTGAATGTTGAGGGAAAGAGAATTTACAGATCGGTCATAAGAGATGCCAAAGATCCACAGAGGATGTACAACTACTGGGTAACTACAGCTACAGAGCTTGTAGCTTTATCTCCCAAAGCACCTTATCTTGTTACTCCTGAACAGATTGAAGGTCATGAGCACATGTGGAAAAATGCAAATATCAAAAACTATCCATATTTGCTTTACAATGCTGCTGGATCTCCACATCCTCCAAAGAGGGAGCCTCAGGTTCAAGTGCCAAGCGGTGTTATAAGCCAGCTCCAGATATCCGACAATGACATTAAGGATACACTTGGTCTTTACGATCCATTTGTTGGGAAGGAGAGCAATGAGCGATCTGGTAGAGCCATACTTTTAAGACAGCAACAGGCTCGTATAGGAGCTTTCATATACTTTGATAACTTCCTTAGAGCTTTGACCTATTCAGGAAGAATACTTGTAGACCTCATTCCAAAAGTTTATAATGATTATAGAGTATTCCAGATACTTCGAGAAGATGGAAGCATGAAAACTATCGAGATAAACAAGCGAGTTATCGGAAAGAATGGGCTGCCTGAAACTTGGAATGATATTACCGTTGGAACATATGATGTCTATGTTGAAGGCGGTCTTGTATCTCCAACAAGGAGAGCGGAGGCGGCAGAGACAATGATTCAATTCTTGCAGTATGCTCCACAGGTTGCTCCACTTATACTTGACCTTGTTGCAAAGAACCTTGATATTCCTGGAGGTCAGGAGATTGCAAGAAGGATTGAGGCTTTCATGAAAAAAACGGCTCAATTAGAGCCGACAGAAGAGCTTGATAAGGAAAAAATTGAGTCACTTCTTATGCAGGGAGTGCAAAACATAGAAGGAGGTCAATAGCATGGAAGAGGAAAGAAAAGATCAGGGCTTAGTCCCTGCTGATGATGAACAGGCTGAAAAGCCTGCTGAAGGAGAGCCTGAAACTTTGGAGGAAGAGAAAGAACAGGAAATAGAACAGGCTCAGGAAAAAGAGCCTGCGGAGGAAGAACGGGAAGAGAAGGAGAAAAAGAGAAAGAAAAAAAAATCTTTTCAGGAAAGAATCGATGAACTTGTAAAGAAATGGAGAAATGCAGAAAGAGAGGCTCAATTTTACAAGAGCCTCTATGAGGAAACACAAAAGCAGATGACCACAACAGGCGAAAAGCCTGCAATCGAAGGAAAGCCTAAACCTGAAGATTTTGAAAGCTATGAGGAATACATTGAAGCTCTGACCGACTGGAAGCTCCAGCAGAGATTTAGCGAGCTGGAGCAGCAAAGGCGGTTGGAGCAGGAGCAGAGAAGGCTTATGGAATTGCAAACTGAATTCAGGGCAAGATTGCCCGAATTCAAAAAGAAGTATCCTGACTTTGAGGAAGTGGCACTCAACCCGACCATACCGTACAATGACGTTATGAGGCGAATAGTGCTTGAAAGCGATGTATCGGGCGATCTTGCATATTATCTGGGTAGAAACCCCGATTTGGCTTACAGGATTGCGAACAGCGATCCTGTAAGTGCAGCAAGAGAGCTTGGAAGAATCGAGGCGGCAATTAAAGCTGCCTCTGAAAATAAATCTGCTTCTTCTCCACCTGTGATTAACCCTGTGAAAACAGGGGAAAGAAGCGGATCTAAGAAACCTGATGATATGAGCATGGAGGAATACATAAGGTGGAGACAGAAGCAGGCTCAGGAGGAGATATAAAGGAGGGAGGTAAAGATGGCCGATACACTACTTACTCCAAATATAATCGCAAAAGAAGCACTTATGCAGCTTGAAAATAACCTTGTAATGGGAAAACTCGTACATCGTGAGTACAAAAATGAATTTGTGAAGGTAGGAGATACTGTAACAATCAGAAAGCCAGTAAGATTTGAAGCCAAATCTGGTTCTACTGCTGTAATTCAGGATGTGCTGGAAACATCAACCACAATTACCGTTGACAAGAGATACCATGTGGCATGGGACTTCTCCACTCAGGATCTGACTCTGACAATTGAGGAGTACAGCGAGCGCTACATCAAGCCTGCTGCATCTGTACTTGCAAACCAGATAGATATGGATCTCCTGGCTCTGTATCAAAGCGTTTACAATGCTGTTGGAACTGCTGGAACCACTCCATCAACATTTCAGGCAATAGCAGATGCAGCAACAAGGCTTGATAACTTCGCTGTACCCACAGATAGAAGACGTTTGGTTCTGAATCCAGAAGCAAACTGGAAACTGGCTGATGCTCTAAAGGGGCTGTTCTGGCAGGAGAAGGTAAGGGATGTGATCAGGAAAGGCTATCTCGGAAGCATAGCGGGATTTGACATCTATATGGCTCAGAATGTAAAGAAGCATACCAAGGGAAGTGCAAGCGGTTATCTTGTGAATGGAGCAAATCAAACAGGATCTCCCTCTGCCGAGTATCAGGACCTCGTGGTTGATACAGGTACTGGTATGTTCAAGGCTGGAGACATAATCACAATAGCTGGAGTGAATGCGGTGAATCCTGTTTCCAAGCAGGATCTTGGAATTCCAATGCAGTTCGTGGTGGTGCAGGACTCAGCAGATCCAGCAACATCTGTGAGAATTGCACCTCCTATAATTGCTTCTGGACCATATCAGAATGTAACTGCTGCTCCTGCTGATAATGCAGCAATCAGCATTGTAGATTCTCATGTTGCAAATCTGGCATTCCACAGAAACGCATTTGCTCTTGTGACTGTACCTCTTGAGCTTCCTGATGGAGCATCATTCAAGGCAAGGATGACCTACAATGGAATCTCAATCAGAGTGCTGAAGGACTATGACATCAACAATGATCAGGAGATAATCAGGCTGGATATCCTGTACGGTGTCAAGTGCATCTATCCAGAGCTTGCAGTAAGGCTTATGGGTTAGT